TAAGTACGACGACCTTTTACAGCGCGTCACCGAGGCCCTCTCCACTGCGAGCACGAAGGCAGCAACCGATGCACAGGCTGCCGCCAATGCAACGCTGAAGGAAGTCAAGAAGCTGCAGTTCGCCAATGTGATGGAGTCGAAGCTGACAGAGTCGAAGCTGCCGGAGCCCGCGAAGAAGTTGGTGCGCGAGTACTTCGCCGCGGTTGACGGTGATGAGGCGGCGCTGGCGACGCAGATCATCAGCGTGCGAGAGGCGTTTGCTGCTGCCAACAACAGCGGGCGCGTGAGCGGCATCGCCCTGGTCAGCATCGATTCCGCCGACAAGGCGACGATCGCCATGGACCGCATGCTCGGCGTCAAGGGGCATGAGGCAAGCGGCGTGATTGCCTTCCGTGGTATCCGCGAGGCGTACAGCTATATCACCGGAGATCTCGATTTGACGAAGCTGCGCGCGAGCGGCGCAACCTTCTTCCAGCGCGTGTCGGAAGCCGTGAGCACCTCAGACTTCCCTAACCTACTGTTGAATTCGATGACCAAGCGGCTGCTTCAGGACTACGCGGAGCTGGGCATCGACGGCCTGGACATTCTTTACACCAAGGCCAACATCGACAGCTACAAGCTGCAGGACCGGGTCCGCGACGGATACTTTCCCGAGCTCTCGACCGTCGCCGAAGGCGCACCGTACACGGAGATCGCCAAGCCGACCGACGAGCGGATCAACTATCAGGTTGGCAACTACGGTAACCTGCTCACGATCTCGGAGCAGACCATCCGCAACGACGATCTCGGTGCCATCGCACGCTTCCCCGGCCGCCTGGCGCGCGCCGGACGCAAGACACTGAAGCGGTTCGTCACGGCCTTCTTCCTCAGCAATCCGGCGTATCAGGCGGATAGCGTGAACTGGTTCAACTCCGCCCATTACAACCTTGGGTCGGCAGCCCTTAGTCAGGATTCGCTGATCGCTGCGGAGATCGCGCTCTACACCCAGACCGAAGGCAACTCGTCCGAGCAGCTCGGCCTGACGCTTGACTGGCTGATGGTGCCGATCCAACTGAAGGCGCTGGCCATCCAGATCAACCAGACCAACACGGCCGGCGCGAACGCCTTCTATCAGCGGTTCGGTGCCAACAACGAGCGCATCATCGTCAACGAGATGCTGACCGACGACAACGACTGGCTCTACGGCACCAACCAGCAGAATGCTCCATTCCTTGAGATCGGCTTCCTGGATGGGCTGGAGGAGCCGCAGATCTTCCTGGCCAACAACCCCGTGGTCGGAACGCAGTTCACCAACGACCAGCTTCAGTACAAGGTGAAACACGTCTTCGGTGGCGCGATCATCGACTACCGTGGCGTTGGCAAGAACGTCGTCGCCGGCTAGCACTTCGTGCCGTTCTCTACGCCTTCGGCGTGAGGAATGACGGATAGATATGAGATAGCCCGGAGTGAATCTACTCCGGGCCAAAGCTCAAAATCAGCAGCAGAAATTGAGAGGACCTTATGGATCAGCAACAGCAACTACGACGGAGTTACATCACGCTTCCGCTTCCGGGACTGCCGGCGATCGCGACTGCGCTTGTGACCTTCCTTGTCTCCCGCCCCGCGCGCATCCTGGCCGCGCAGCTTTGTCTCTCGGATGTGGGAGCGGGCGCGGTTACGTCCGCAATCACAACTCCGACACCGGCTGCATCGACCATCTCCGCCGGATCCACGGCATTATTCACACTCAGCGCCGCCACTAACACGCTTGCCGGCACACTGGCCGTCGCGATTGGAAGCGGAGCCGTGATCAATTCCACCTTCGCTGTAAGAACCACCATTGCGGCAGCGGTTGCGCAACTCAATGCGCAGACCAGCTTCAGCTCAGCCAATCTTGTTGCAGTGCAGGGCACGGGCGGGAATACAAACAAGATCACCATCACCGGGCCGGTTGGTGCGAGCGGATCCAGTACCCTCGACCTTACCGGAACGGCGCTGACTCAGACTACGCTGGGCGGCGGACCAACCACGGTCCTCATCAACCAGAACGGAACGGCACTGATCACTGACTCTCCTTTGTCGGTTCAACAGTATGCGACCGTCAACGCAACCAAGGTCAAGATGCTCGGAACGATCCAGAGCTATCCTGGCGGCCAACGCATAAATGTGGGCGACATCCTCACTGTCGATCTCACCTCCGTTCCTGTCACCACCTCGCCCAAAGCTGCCACCGTCATACTCACCGTTGTGGAAATGGATATCTAACTATGCCTGATCCACTCCAACCCTTCCTCGACGCGATCGCTCCTGTGATCGCGGATGAGCTGGGCTGGATCACCAGTTCGCTCGATCGCTTTGTGCAGCAGACGATCCTTCAGCGTTATTCGAAGGACCGTCCGCTGTATCTGGTGAGCGATGTGGCTGGTACCGGGACGGCGTTTACTTCGCTTCCTGTCGCACCCGGAGAACAGTTCGGCGTATTCGATCCGCTCTTTAGTGAGATCAAGAAGATCGAATATCCCATCGGCCAGGTCCCCGACGAGGATGTGCGTTCGGAGGATTGGTCAATCTACCGCTCGCCCACAGAAACCCAGTTGATGCTCTCTGCTTATGTGCCGCGGGTCGGTGAGTCGGCGCGCATCACCTGGACTGCTCAACATAAAAATGACGGATCCACGGTGCCTGCCACTGATTTTTACGCGGTTTGCGACTATGCAGCGTCACTCTGCCTGGAGGCGATGGCGGCGCGCGCCAGCCAGTTCGGCGATAGTACGTTGGGTGCTGACACTGTGAACTATCGCAGCAAAGCGCAGGAGTACTCCTCGCTGGCCGCGAAGGTGCGCAAGCGTTACTTCAACCATATGGGAATTGAGGAGAACGTCAGTGGCGTTGAAGGCCGCGCGGCCATCTCCACCGGCAACCTGCGCAACATCATGAGCACCGCCGGCGTCGATCGCCTGGTCCACGGAAAGGACACGCGATGAGTACGGGGGGGATGACTATGACGATCTCCGGACTCGATCAGGCCACCGAGGAGGTGCGTGTGGCCGTGCATCGGGGCGTGCTCACCGGGCTGGAAGCGGTCGGCGTTGTAGCGGTGAAGGACGTGGTTGAGAATACCCGCACTCCTTTCGCATCCATGCCGCCCGCCGTTGCTACGGGCAACTTCGCCAACTCGATCTTTGCCACTGTGACACCCGGCGAGATGCTCAGTCGACTATTGGTCCAGGCAGGCGCACCAGCCGATGTGTATGCCGATCCGCTCAACTATGGCGCACGCGCTCACATGCCTCCGGTGAATGCATTACTTCCCTGGGTGAAACTGAAGTTTGGCGTTGAAGACGAGAAGTCCGCACTACGGATCGCGTGGGCTATCGCAATCAAACAGCGACGCACTGGCATGCGCGGTCGGTACATGTTCGATCGAGCGGCGCAGGTCATCGATCCCGAAGCTCCGTCGATCATAGAGCGGCAGATTGCGATCGCGCTGCGCGCAGTGGAAGGAGGTGCAGACGTTGCCTCTGCCTGATATCATCACCGCCGTCACTGCGCGCCTTGCCGCCGTCACCAGCGCAAAGAACGTCTACAGCTATGCGCGCGAGGCCAAGGAACAGGCTGCTTTCATCGCGCTCTTCAAAGACACCACTGCCGGCAACATCCACACCTGGATGGTGACGCGCCAAGCCACTGTGACGCGCGATGAGGGTGTGGGAACCTATCGTCGCATCCACGAGATCGTCATGATGGGCTACATGTCCGTCAACGATGCAGCCAACAGTGAAGCCACTTTTCAGGGAGTAATCGAGGATGTCTGCCTGGCCTTCGATCCGCTCGCGCTGCGCCAATATGACGGCGCTTACGATTGGAGCCAGCCCGTCCAGGTCGAGGGTCCCACCGTGCTGATGTACAGCCAATATCTGTGCCATGCGGTCAAGTTGATTCACCGCGTCGAGGAGCTTCTCTATGCCTAGCGATACAGTCAGTGTGCGCCTCACGGCTGCGGGCGTTGCCGCGGCGAACGGCGGTCCTCTCTCCGTGCATGGCGGAACAATATCGTTCACCTTCGCCGGTGACACCCCGCAGCCGGTTCATCGTGCCCTCTGGTTCTAGTCTCTGGCCACAGTGGCTCCATTCGGCGAGCCATGGTTCGAGCTTGTGTCTGCTGCCCCTGGCACAGCGCAAGCAGCTCCGAAGGCACCTGTGCCAACTCCAGAGCCGCTTCATGCCCAGGAGCAGCTTCCCAAAGTGTTTCATCCTCCTACATTGGCCGAGATCGAGCAGCTCACCAGCTCTATCTCTCAAACAAAGTCAGCCACCACAGATACTGATCCAACGAAATAAGCGTTTCAAAATTGCACCAAGGAGATTCCGATGCCGCCTACCTTACCGAACAGCCTGGTTGAACAGAAATCAATTCTGCGGCAGATGGTTGTCGCCGCCAATGCACAGACGTCGTGGGGAACTCCGGTCGCATCATCGGCCTTAGTCGAGGCGCTGCGCTATGACGTCAGTGGCTTCGTCAAGTTCCAGCAGACGAAGGAATCGACCTATGGAACGGCTGGTGCCACCAACAGCTTTGCCAACGACAACTGGATCACGGCGAAGAAATCCTCGCTGGATCTGAGTGGCCAGCTCACCGACTGGCTCGCCGGATGGCTGCTCTGTTTTGCATTGGGCAAGGAAGTTGTCACCGGCAGTGGCGCGCCCTATACGCACACTATCAACTTTCTGGATACGGGCCTGGAAGCGCAGCCCACGACGCTCTACGGCAAGGACACCAACGATGTTGCCTACGAGCTCGTCGATATGGGCATCAGCCAGCTCACCATCACCAGCTCCGGCACCGGCTCGCTGAAGTTCAAAGCGACCATGATGGGAACGGGTGTCACGGTGGACGGCATCCTCTCCGATATGCCCACGCCAGTTCAGCGCCAACATCTACTGGGCGGCGATTCGCAGGTGTCGATAGGTCCGTCCGGCGGATCCACGGTCAGCTTCTATCCCCGCGTCAAAAGCTGGGAGTTGACCATCGACTGCGGTATGTCCGAGGTGCGCGTCTCCGGCTCCGGGCTCTATGCCTCGCACCTGATAGTCAACATGCCGAAGGTGAAGCTGAAGATGGTGATCGCTGCCAATGGCACCGACGACATCTACGCCTGGAAGCGCGCAAACACGCTTCTGAAAGCGACGCTCAACACTACGAGCGGAGCGGCTCAACTCAACCTCTCGCTGCCCAACTTCACCCTCGACGAGAACTGCGCGCTTAGCGATGTGAGTGGCACAACCTGCTGGACAATTGACCTCGGAGAGACCGACATCCTGCAGATCGGATCGACGCCGCTCATTACGGCAGTCGTCATCAATTCCGTGGCCAGCTACCTCGTAGCGGCATAACCGGAGGCCGTCCAGGTGACACTTCCCTGGCCGGCCGCCAGCCTTTCCTTCGGCAGAGCGGCATCTTCCCAGCACGCACTGCATATTCGAAATCTTCACCATCCAGATTGAAGGAGCGCACCCATGTCTACGATTACCCCTATTTCGAACCTCCCCGAAGTATCCGAGCCAGATCCCGTCGCCATCGCTCCAGCACCAGTATTGGAGTTGACAGAGGGCCGCGTGATTGCCATGAGGTTCGGTGTGCATGAATATATCTGGCACTTCCGTCGCATCCTGCGCGGCGACTGGGAGCGGTTCTTTCGCAGCTTCGATACCGAGTCCGTGATGATCCAGGGCGAGGAGACAGAGACCTTTGAGGTGGAGAGCGGCACTATCGATCTGGCGCGGAGCTGCGTGTTCGAGGTCGAGGGTTATAACAAGCCGGACTTCGGTGATTTCCGCCCGATGCTGCCGCTGGGCCATCTGAAGGCCTTCGGCCAGGTACTGCGCGATGTGCGCGTGTCGCCTCCATCGGAAGATGCTCCGATCGCGTTGCGCGAGCTGAGCGAGATATCGCTTGCATGCATCTGGACGGGCCAATCGAAGTGGACTGGGTTGGTGCATCGCTTCAACCCGCCGACATTGGTTCAGCAGCGCAAGTTCAACCGCGCCTGCGGCACCTATCGCGTGCTGGGCAACGACCGTGGCAACCGCACCATCTTTCCGGCGCGCCAGGCCCTGATGATGGATTTCTACGACGAGCTGATCGTGAGCGTCGATGAGAGCTACCGCGCGCATGGAGATATGCTGCTGGATCGCGAGAACATCGTCCGCGAGATGGACGCCAGCCACAAGGTCGCTGCCATCCAGGGATTGCTGAACGCCGGCGGAGCAGGGCGCATCGTCGATACGGCGAAGGGGGATGAAGGTGCGCAATGATCGACTGCCGCGTCGACTATCCAGGGCTGCGCACAGCGGCCATGGAGATGTACGTCGAATCGTTCCTGCGCAAGGACCTCGACGAGGTGATGGAAGGAAGCACGCGCGAGGGCGCGGTCGAGGCGCTCGGGAAGGTCATCCCAACGCGGAGCGTGGCGCACGGTTACTACCAATGGGTTGCATATCTAATGTGGCTGCGCAGTGTCACAGCGTTGCCGGGAGCGCGGATCGAGTTGATGGCGGATGAGGCGGAAGGGCTGCTGGTGGTGGCGGACGCGGAGCGCGAGTTCCACAACTGCCACCCAAGTTGCTTCAAGTGTGGAGCGTTGAACGATGAGGCGGCGTGGAGCTGCCGGAAGTGCGGGACAGAGTTCAAGAGGTAAGCAATGGCGACGCAGGCGACAATCAGCTTAGTGGTGGATGAGAGCGGGGCGGTTGCAGGAGTAACCCGTTTCGACCAGCGCGCCAAAGCCACGCTGTCCGGAACGGCTGCACAGGCAAAGGTCGCCGGGGCCGAGATCACGGCTGTCGGCGTCGCCGGTTCTAACGCAGGAGCAGCCGTCGCGGCCGGTTTTAAGAAGGCCGACAAGAGCATGCTCTCCAATATCGAGAACACGCGCCTGATGGAAGAGAGTCTTGGTATCCGCGTTCCGCGCGCGCTGACAAAACTGATTGCGCAGACACAGGCATTCCAGGCCATCTCCTCAATCGCCTTCGGAGGGTTTGCGGCGCTCGCCATCGGCGAGGTGATTTATGATGCAGGGAAAAAAGTTTGGGACCTGGGCGAGAAGTGGCTGAGTACTGGAGCCGCCGCGCGCGCCTACGGCGAAGAGGTCGATGAGAACGCAAAGAAGGATTTTGCAAACGTCACCTCGATCGAGGATGCCAAGCTCCGCATCGACGAGGCAACGGCCTCTCTCAAATACTTCCAAACGGCAGCGGACAATTTGGCTAAAAGGAGCTGGCAGGACCTCTCAAATCCCGCTCTTTTCCTTGGAGATCGCTTCGCAGCTACGTCGGCCGCGAAACAAGCTGTTGTTGATCAGCAAAACGTGGATAAGCTGAATCCGCAGCTTTTGGAGCAGGAGCATAAAAATAAGATCGCCGATATTGAATATGCCCACGCGGGCGATTCGTCGGCATCGAAACAGCAGCAGATCAACAAGGAACGCCAGAAGACCGTTGACCTTGCCGAAGAGGATCTGCGCTACACACAAGCCCAAAACGCTGCCCAGGATGAGATATACAAAAAAGCGACCGGGCACGAGAATCCAAACAAACATGCAGCCGATGCCGGAGTAAGCGATGCGCAGCAAAAAATAAACATGGCGAACGCCAAGGCTGGGGCCGACTCCGTCAAGCTGAATGAGGAGACCAACCGTGCGATTCGCCGGATGCGCGATGAGACGGCGGCGATGGGACTGAAGGGCGAAGCACTGATCTTCGCCCAACAGAAGACCGAACTCGATTCACTCGATAAAGCCGAAGCTGGATACGCTGAGCGACGCCAGCAGATCATAGCGCAGACGGCCAAGAAGATCATCGATCTGCACACAATGGAGATCGCGAAAACCGCCGAGCTGCAGGAACAGGCCACGCAGGCTTCGCTCACCGGAAATGCGCGTGTTCTGGAAGACGAACGCTACACTATCGAGCAGATCAACAAGCTCCGGGCTGACTCAGAGTTGACGGCCGAGGACGCGGCCAAGCGTACCGCCGCAGCGCAATCGAAGGCGAACGCGGAGATTGCCAAAAGCCTGAAGGATTACGTCCTGGCCGAACAGCAGCTCCGCGACACACTAGAAGCGTCACAACTGAAGGGCTATGCCCGCGTCGACGCCGAAGACAAGAAGATGCGTGATGACGCGCTGGAACGCTACCACGAGGTTGCCGATGGCCTGGATGAGACCGACGCGCGGCGCTTACAAGCCACACAGACCTACAACCGCGAGCTGCAGGACATTGACCAGGACACTGGGCAGAAGAAGCTCGATCTGCACCAGAAGAATATGGATGAGGTCGCCTCGATCGAGGACCAAGCAGGCTCGATCCACTCCGGCTCGCGGCAGAAGGGATTGATGGGCATCTTCGCCCAGGAGCAGGAACAGACCGCGAAGATCGACGCCGAATATCAGAAGCGCGTGCGTGAGGCACAGGCCTCCGACGATGCCACCGCGGAGGGCCATGCCGATGCCATGGCGAAAGTTTCGGCGGCAGATGACCTGCGCAACGCCCAGATGGCTGAGCAGCAGAACGCCATGCGCGACCGGCTGACCAGCACGCTGGAGTCGGCCTTCAAGGACCCGATGGGAACCATCAAGGATGCCATGCAGCACGAGATGATGGAGATCGTCGCCAACTGGGTGATGCAGTTGACCCTCTTCAAAACACTCCAGGGCAGGATCCTCGGTGGTCAGGGCGCGGCTGGAGGGCAAAGCGTTGCAGGCGCGGCCGCTGGCGCAGCTTCCTCGGGCGGAATCCTGAGAAGTATCTTCGGTCATTCATCCACGCATTCTGGTGGCATGACAGCGGGAGGCAGCGGGGGCAGCAGCTCGACGTACGCCGGGGGCGGTGGGGTTGGAGCGTCAGGCTCATACGGCGGCTCCTCGGGCGTTTATGGAGGATCTTCGGGTGGCTCTGGAGTTGGCTCAACGATTGGCGCGGCCGCATCGGATATTCCCGGCGTAGTCCATAACGTATCAGCAGCTCGTGCTCAGGCCCGCGCGACCGCCGGTTCAAAGGCAACTCCCGGCACGGAAAGCTCTGTCAGCTTTGACGCGAACGGCAACGCCACCACCAATGCAACGATCGGCGGTACACAACAGGTGCAGGGGATGCCCGGCTATCATGATGCCAAGGCAAGCTCCGCGGCAACCGGAATTGGCGATGCAGCCACAGTTGGCATGGCGGGCTATGAAGGCTATCAAGATACCTCGGCTGATTTCAAATCAGGCAGCGCCGGCGGCACGATGAAGGGGATGCTGGGCGATGCCATGGCCGGAGCCGCGATCGGCAGTCTCTTCGGCCCCATGGGAACGATAATCGGCGCTGGCGTTGGTGCGGCCGTGGGCCTGGTTGCAGGTGTTAACGGAGCCATCATGGGCGAAGGTGGACGTCTTGCTGCGCGTGACTATTACAAAAAAACGATCTTCCCTCAAATTGAAAAGGATCGCAACGATTACCAGGGAGGTGACTTCCAATCCGCGATTGCCGACGTAAATAAACAGGCCTCGGATGGTCTGATTTATATGCGATCAAAGTGGGGCGGCAGCGCTGCCGACTGGGTCAACCAGAACTACCTGCGCAAGGAACAGATACTCGCCGTCGGCGAGATCGGATCGCGTGCCAAGGGTGGAAGTTACGCCGTAGGCATGAGCGCGAAGCAATTTCACACAGGTGGCACCATCGACGGCTTTGGAGATCTCGCGACCAGCCCGAACGAAGGCTTCATTCACGCGATGCTTGGCGAAGCCGTCATCAACCCTTCCGCAGCCGCAATACATGCGCCTGCGATCAGCGCCATTCAGAGTGGGGCATCGCCGGCGGAGATGGCTTCGATGTATCAGGGAGCGGATGGGGTTTCCGGTGGCGGCGACACACATCACCACTACAACATCAACGCGATCGACGCGAAGGGGTTCGATTCATTCCTTCGCAACGGCGGAGCACGCCA